ATCACGGCCGATCTAGTGTGTACGGGGGAGGGCATACCCCCCTGGGTGCCTCTGACCTGGGCAAACGAGGTGTACTCATCGGTAACCTACCCATCGGTAACGGCCTCTGACCTGCACAAACGCAGAAATCCTGTGCCCCCTGCTGCCTGCCCCCTACCCAGTGCCCCCTACCCAGGGAGCCCCCCTACCCAGGTACCCCCCGGGGGGTACCCCAGTGCCCCCCTGCACCCCCTCCCACCTGCCCCTACCCCCTGCCTACCCCCCGGTAACCCCTACCCCCAGCACCCCCTGCCCCTGCCCCCCAGCACCCCCCCTGCACCCCCCCTGACCAGGGGATACCCCCTCTAGCACCCCCCTCCTGGCGAGGGGGGTACCTCCCGCGCGTACCCCTGCGCGTGCCCCCGTGTTCCCCTCCCACCACGGGGGAGGCCCGACCTATGATTCGGGTCAAAAACACCCTCTGACCAGGCGATTTGGTGTTTTCTGGAGGGTCGTGTAGTGTGGTTTCTGTTGGCAGCGAGATCGCCAACACCGCTCGATCGGACGACTTGACAACAGTCGATCGGTAGGGCATGATGGTTTCAGCGCCGACTTGGACTGGCGAAGCGGTCGAGTTGACCTGCTCGGGATGATCTGCTAGATTCATTCCAGCGAGTCGCTCGATTCGCTTGGAACACCGACTTGACAACAGACAGACCGTCGAGTAAGGTAGTTCCCAGATCGGCTCCGGTCGATCACATGATCTTTGAACAACTCAACAGTGGCACGCTCTACCAGATCAACCTTCGGGCGCTTTGTACGTCCGACCAGCGAGTTTGCTGGTCAACGGCTTGATCTTGGCTAGGTCGAGATGGTGCGGGAACCCTACGCAACAGCGGGGTTTGAGAGTCGCATTGCACAACAACACTACGTACCGTCGAATATGACCTGATTAGCCGAGAAACAGTCACTGACCAGCGAGTTTGCAACTCAGAACTTGATCTGCTAGAGTTTGCCACAACGGATTCGAGAGAGTCCGATTAGCTCGGAACAAGGACTTGACAACAGTCAGGCCGAGGAGCTAAGGTTGAGAGCAACACCGAGTCCGGCGGGTCGGACAGGGATGACAAAGCCAAGGTGCTTGACCCTGCGAGAGTCGATACGGGACATGGTCTTTGAGAATTGAATAACGGGAATCACCCTGATACGGGTCTAGGGATGAGCGGGTCATGACAAGGCCACGCCACGACGCCCTAGGTAAGATCACCTGAGACGTGATCGGGAACGCTGAGTAGCCCTGAAAGAATGGGAGCCGGTAGGTAACCAGTGGTGAGATGAACCCCCAGCAAGACTGCCTGGTACTGCCTTGGTTGGCAGGCCGTGAGGTATGGATCGAATCCTTTACCAGGCACTCAGACTTGACAATAGACAAGGATCGGAGATAACATGAGCGAAGTAACTCGGCACATCACGTTCTCGGATGGTGATAGCCATGAGCGTGAGATCACAGCCGCTGATGCGATGGGCGAGATAGCCTTCGCTATGTCACAAGGTGACCTGGTTGAGACTTCTGTCGAAGAGATCAGGACCGAGTGCCCAGAGGGCACAAGCGAATTGGCTGAGCACATCACCTATCACGTCGTTGGTGACGACGGCACACGGTGGACGTACACCATGACCAGGTACTACGTGTCCTGATAGCTTTCCGCTGACCTTCCACTTGACAATAGACAGGATCAAGACATGATCGTTGCAAAGCTCCTTGCCGGAATCGTCCTCTCCATCGCTGCCGGCCTCGGGATCGGTGGTGAGCTATCGGCTGAGATCACAGCACCTCCGGTGCCCCTGACCTGGGAAGACAATCCCGAAGGGATGATCGAAGCGGGCTTCACGTTGCCTGGTGATGACAACGCTGACGGTGTCATTGACGAAGACGAGAGTGGCTGGATCTGCTCCGAGATGGGCAACAAGGTTTGCGGTCCGATGGTCGAGACCGATTGTGAGGATTGGACATACGTCCTAGCTTCCACTGGCTCACTGTCACGAGCTCCGAGGGTTGACCCCTCGCTTCCGATCTGCGAATAAGCAACGGGCACTGGAGGATTGAGTCCTACGACCGTCATAGGTCGCCAGTGCCACTCAGCAAGACCAAGCAACCATCGAAGGGACAAGACATGACTGTCAACATGACCAAGGTATCGGACTACGCTGCGAAGGCTGGGCTCACGATCGAACAAGACGTGATGCTTGGGCACTACGAAGCCAAGGATTCATCCGGCACAACGGTTGTTGAGCTCTTCTTCGCTGAGCCTGACGAGTTCCTCGAAGAGCTTCGCAAGGCAACACGTACGGTCCGTGAAGTCATGGACGAGGAGTACGGCGACAACTGGGAGAAGATGGATCACCTGGTCTCGATCGCCAACAACTACCACACCGGTTACGAAGACGTGATGACGATCAATCACGCTGTGAAGAACGAGATCCACGGCTACGACTGCTACTACATCGTGGCGAACTACGAGACGCTGGAAGAGGCTTGGGGCGAGCTGGATAGCTTCGCTCCGTCGCCCTGGTCGAACAACGACACGATTGCCCTCCACCTGGACGAAGGCATGGCACCGCATGACCTGGTCGAGACCCTGAACGCTCTTGAGAGCTACCCGGTCCTGGACGAGAGCCTTGCTTCCGAGATCGAGTCTCGGTTCATCGAAGAGCATTGGGTGAGCTACGGACAGGGTGACACCCTCTCGAAGGTTCGGGAAGTCTTGGAGATCGAAGAGCTCTCCGATGCTGCGGAAGACATTGTTACCCAGTTGGTTTGGTCAGGCATCGTGGACAACAACTGCGGTGGTGGCTACCCATACATGATTGACGACTCGGCTGTCGAGTTCAACGCCGAAGAGATCGCTGAGTGGATGAAGGCTCGACTCGGCACTGTGGTCACGATCGGCAGCCCGTGGAGGAATGCTCTGACCTTCGACCTTCGTCTCTCGAACCTCACCTGGCACTGACGCTTTGCCTGGAGACTTGACAATAGACAATCAAGTCTCTCGGGTTGATCGCCAGTTCTACAACCAAGGAGAAATCATGCTTCATCCCGACCTGTACGACCTGTTCCGCAACGCAACGATGCACCACGGATGGTTCACCCTCGAAGCTGGGGAATGCGATGCACCTACAGGCTTCTTCGCCCTGGCAGAGATCAGGCATGACGAGGTGGATCTATGGCTTGAGCTCTTCGACCGTGAAGGCATGGGCCACGGTCTCTCCGACGAAGACATGATCGGTGTCTACCTGTACCGACAGAACTCGGACGGTATCGGAAGTGTTGAGAAGTTCGACTCGGCAACAGAGGCACGAGCCGCGTTCTACGAGCTGTGGGTTGAGCTTGACGAGTGGGAGACCAACCTCGAAAACGAGGCGTGGGCAATGAATATCGGGGAACTGGTCCCGCTGGTCTCCAACGGAGAGTTGACAGAGAACTACGTCTAGCAGGTTCCGTCGCCCTTGTCTCGAACAAGGGTTGGCGGTGCTACCTGGAAGTAGCAACCACCAAGTAAGACATGACAATTGGAGAGACCATCATGGCAAGCATCTACGTGGCATCGCTCACCGACTACAACGCTGGTGTCCTGCATGGAGACTGGTTCAGCCTGGACGATTACGCCGACCACGAAGAGTTGACGGCGGCTGTCGAAGACATGCTGTCGAAGTCTCCGACTGCTGCGGAGGAAGGCAACGTAGCGGAAGAGTGGGCGATCCACGACTACGAAGGGTTCGGCCCGTTCAAGCTGGGCAGCGAGTGGGCATGGTTTGACTTCCTCTACGCACTTCACGAAGCGTTCACTGAGCACGGTGACGCTCTCGGCGCGTACATCGCAGGTGTGAGCTCCGACAGGCTGGAGACGCCAAAAGACGTGGAAGACATGGTCTCTCGTTTCGAGGAAGAGTACGTCGGAGAGACGAACCTCGAAGACTACGCCTACGACTACGTACAAGATTGCGGGATCTTCGATGGGGTAAGCGAGACGTTCCAGAACTACTTCAACTACGAAGCGTTCGCCCGTGACCTTGGCTGCGAAGGTTACACAGAGGTCGATTACAACTACTCGACCTACCTGTTCCGTCCTATCTGATCGCTCTGCCTGGAGACTTGACAATAGAAGGCCAAGTCTCTCGGGCTGTCCTATCAGGTATCAAGGGAGACAAGACATGAGAAAGTACGCACCGAGGCGTGCCCCCAAGCGGTTCCTTGACGAAGATTGCCCGCTAGAAGTCTTGGCGATCTACGACAACGGCGGGAAGACATGGGATCGCTACACGGTGATCTACAACGACGTCTCGCACATCACAGGGGGCAACCTGTGGGTCTGGTACCGAGGCATGAGCGAGAACCCTATGAGCCCAGGTGGTTTCGGTATCTCGGGAGAGATGAACATCTGGGATCTCAAGGCATACCGGCGAAGAGCGTACCGAGAGTACGCCTCCTGGTCTTCGCTGCCTGACGAAGTCAAGAGCTGCGTTCAGCGGGATTGCGAATTGATCCGAGGCGAACAGGAGCTGTGATGTACGACCCGACCAAAGCGATAGCCGAGATCCGGGAACGGCAGCGCCTAGTGGATGAAGCGATCGCTGAGTACCACGCCGACGAGGACTACCAGCACTCGGCAGGTGAGTGTGCCGACCACTACGACCACCTACTTGAGCTCTACGAAGCCATTGCCGGCGAAGCCGTAGCACTCGACAACTGGCTCTCCAACGGTGGAGAGCTTCCAACCCAATGGAAGGCATGACATGAGCAACGAGACCACCACCACTGTTTCCGATCCCATCGCAGAGTTCGTGACCATGTTCTCTTGCTCGGAAACTGCGTACGACCTGGGAACGCACATGACGTGCATGGAAACTGACGCCTACGCAAACCTGATGATGGGCACCGGTCACATGAGAGCGGCAGAAGCTGTCACAGCCGGACACCTGGAGTCCGAGAACTGGGCTTGCGAAGGCTTGGACGAAGGGCAGCACATCGAAATCGAGCGCCCTGACAACTGACGTGCGGATTGTCTCGGGCCAGGAGCTATGGCACCTGGCTCGGGGCTGTCTACATGGCAATCACAAACAACGAAAGGCAAGACAATGATTGAGAGCAAGTCCCTTGGTGAGGTCGCAGGCTTCGAGATCGAAGCTGGCTGGATCTACGACGACGTTGGACCTGACTTCTACGGTGACGAGGTCTACGACGATCAGACCATCGAAGCCTACGAGAACAACGAGTGGCACTTCGTAGTCTTGATCGTGGAGGCACGATTCAACGGCCACGTAATGGGCACTGCCTACCTTGGAGGCGTGGAGGTTGGGTTCTTCCCTGGAGTAGCGGAGCCGCTGGACCCTCTGACGAACTCGGACTACCTGGACGACATGATTGCCGAAGCTGTGAACTCGGCACGCACCGAGCTCCAGGAAACGATCACCAAGGGTCTTGAGGTGCTCCTGTGAAAACAACGCTTGAGCTCCTGCTGGAAGCCATGATTATGGAGTCTTGGGATGAAGAATGGGGAGGCGATGTGGACGCCCCAACGGGCAGCTACGCCCGCTTGTCTATACAAGAATCCGACCTGCCAGATGTTGGCAAGTCGTTCCACGAGATTCTCGCTGACGAGGAATCGTTTGATCTGACGAGTTTGGTTGGTGAATGGATCTACCGCAAGGACGATCACGGTTTCCCGCATCCCGAGCTTTACTCCACCGAGGCAGAAGCTATCGCTCGCTTCGAGGAGCTTGAACAGGCGTTTGATGCCTGGTTCAGCGAGGATGAGGTCTACGTGTGAGCCGCGCCACGAGCAGTAACGAGCCGGACAGTTTGTCGGATATGTCCGTTGCGCCTAGCAGCGGGTGAATCGAGAAATAGTGCGGAGAACCTAAGGGACCGTCGCTTGACAATAGACGGCGGTCCCTGGGTTGTTTAGACTTGACTACTGACAGCTTTTGTAGCAAGCTCTGAGCCACCCAAGAAACAACCCTGTAGTCGATAATTGTTGTCGGATAAACGATCTGACAAGCGGTCGGAGTTATGGCCGAAGGCAAACAGGGGTTTAAAACTTCGCTTGGAGTTGGGTAATGCAAGCGATACCTCGGGAAGGTTTCTGAATGCCATAAGGCATTGCTGCTCCTAGTCAGGTGGAACCAAAGTTGTTGACCTCCATGAGTTTTAGGAGGTCGGGAAGGTTGGGGAAGGTCTGGATAGAGAGGCTAGGAGCGGCTGAGTCAACCCACCGTCTGGAGGATCGGTGGTGACCGGATGGGCGCACGGGAGATAGTGGTACTCCAAGTATCGAATACCGTTGCGGGACATCGTAGATGCAGGTCACGAGCACGACCGAGACGTGATTTTGCTTTAAACTACAACCGTGTCCTACCATTCGGTCTCGTTGACAAATGACAGTCAGAAGGGTTCCATCGTGAGTACATTGACCTGACATAGGAAGAGAAGTATGTCGAAAAAGCACAGGCGTGACAGTGACGAACCGAAGCTCACGTTGGCTGAGGTAGAAGCCTTGAAGAACAAGGGCCTCACACAGTCGGAGATCGCTAAGCAGTACGGCGTAACGCGTCAGTACGTCTCCTGGATTATCAAGACGTACGGAGGCACGAAGACGCCTCGACAGAAGATGCTGGAACACTTCCCCTGGGAAGTTCCTGTCGAGATGAACCCCCAGAGCCCTTACCAGAACATGAGGAATCATGCCGAGTACATGGCTACTGGTGGCGTTGGCATGGACAAGGGCGAGTTGGTTCGCCTGAGGAACTTCTACCAGAAGTTGATGGAAGAAGACTCGGTGCTGGAGTTCGATCCGAACATCCCAGGAACACCAGGTTTCGCCAAGCTCGGTGGGTTTGCGCTGCGCCCAAGGGAAGAGGAAGACGGGGATCTCATGATCCGAGTGAACGAGTACACAAAGCTGACGGAGGAGGGTAAGCGTCTGTGGAAAATCCCACCGGTGCTGCCCGAGATATAGAGGAGCAAGGGTGTTGGACAGCACGGTGTACTTCGAGGTAAACGTGGAAACCTTTCTCCACGCTTCACGAGAAGGCAACACGATGGTAGTTACCCGAAGCCTGCTGGTTGTAGATGATGATCCTTGGCTCGAGCCGGTAAGGGAGGCGCTTGCGAGCGCCCCCTTCGTGGTTACCAGCGACGAGGAAGAATTGGATCCCAGTTTCATGTTTGGCCGCAAGCGTACGACGGTCTACGAGATTAAGGAGGAAGTTTGATTGAGCTATGAAGTGAAACACCGCAGTGTTTCTCAGATCAAGACTTATTTACAGTGCCCGTACTCCTGGTACCTACAGCGAGTCGAGCGAGCATGGCAGAGGCCGGCAGCCTGGTTGCCGATGGGAACAGCGTTCCACACGGCGGCTGAGAAGTATGAGCTCTCTGATCGCACCATGAGTCTTGAAGAGATGCACGACGTATACCGAGAGGAGTATGCGAAGGACGTAGGCGAGCTTTGCGAGAAGACACCGAACTTCGAGTTCTGGTTCGCATCCGGCAGGTACCGGGGCGAAGCGGACGTGGAGCGTCGGTACGGCGTGGGTCTTGACCAGTGCGGAAAGTACCAAGACTGGTACAGGGACCATCCAAACGAGAAGGCGTGGATCACACCAGACGGCGAACCGGCAGTAGAAGCTGAGTTCGACGTAGAACTCGGAGGAGTTCAGGTCAAGGGATTCATCGACCTTGTCGTTCAAGACGAGGTCACCGGAGAGATTCGAGTCCGGGATAACAAGACCGGAGCTATGCCGGGAGACGACTTCCAGCTAGGCGTCTATGCGGCTGCCCTGGAGGTCAAGTACGGCATTGATCGCCCGTTGGTGGGCGATTACTGGATGGGCAAGACCGGCAAGCCGACCAAGGACTATGACCTCACTGAGTGGACGACAGAGCGTGTCGGAGAGAAGTTCCACGAGGTGAACGAGAAGATCCTGGCCGAAGAGTTTCCACCTACGACAGACCCGAAGAACTGCGACCGTTGCCCAGTGGCAATGGCGTGCAAGTTCGTTAACCCACAACTTGACAACTGACAGCGATTCGAGGTAAGTTCAGTACATGAGAAGCATGGGCAAGGCAATCAAGTGGACGTTCAAAGCGACCATGTTCCTGGCACTTGCAACGGTGAGCGTAATCGTTGTGCTGGGCGGGCTTCTGGCGATCGTGGCAGGGATGCGGAAGCTGTGAGCATCCCGGTTTGGGTCTGGTTCTGCCTGGTGGTGGGACTGTTTACCAACGTCTTCATGTCCGACAACCCAACTTGACAATAGACAGGAGAGAGATTATATTGGGAAGTGTTGAGAGGGAGTTCTCGGACCTCACGTTCGAGGACTTCATGACGGTCTGCCGAGAGCAGCCGGCCAGCGAGGTTCCTCACGAGGGGCACGCACTGATCCGGGCCAAAAAGGCCGGCGCTAAGTCCGCCGTTCTAGCCGAGAAGTTCGGATTCAAGCATCCACGAGCTCTGATGAGGGCTCTCGAAGTCCACACAAGAGTTCTGAACCTGGCGATCCAACGAGATCGCCCGTACCTACTGTGAAGGAGGATTGATTGCACACCCTTCTGCAATCCGCGACAGTGCGGGGCAAGGCAGGGCAGCCGCTACCGGCAGTCTGGTCCTCGCTGGGTCAGAAGGGAACGCTGTTTCGGCGGGGCCAACTCTCGTTGGTCGCCGCTGGACCGGGCGTAGGTAAGAGCGCGTTCATCTTGAACTACGCACTCAAGGCACGAGTTGCCACCTTGTACTTCTCTGCTGACTCGGACGCCTTCGTTCAGCTCACCCGCTCGGTTTCCATCCTGGCGGACAAGCATGTGAAGGAGTCCACGAAGCTGGTCATCGAAGACCGGCTGGACGAGGTCAGTGAAGAGTTGTCATCGGTACCGATCCGGTTCAACTACAGTTCGTCCCCAACCATCCAGATCATCGAAGACGAGGTCGAATCGTACTTCGAGACCTACGGAGACTTCCCCGACCTGATTGTGATTGACAACGTCCTGGACGTGTTGATCGGAGGCTCGGAAGAGGGAGGTTACTCCGGTCTGGAAGACCTGATGAGTTACCTGCACGACATGGCAAGGCTTACTGAGTCTTGCGTGGTGGGTCTGCACCACGTCACCGGCACGTATAACGATGCCGACAAGCCGATCCCGCTCTCGGGCGTGAAAGGTCAGATCACCCGAGTACCAGAGATGGTCCTCACGCTGCACAAGCAAACCAGTGAATACGGCCCAGACACGATCTGTGTCTCCACGGTGAAAAACCGTGCAGAGAAGGCTGATCCGTCCGGTAACGACATTGTCGAGCTGGACTTCCAAGGTGAGTACATGAACATCACCGACGCCCAGGACGACACAAGTCGTGGTCCTGGAAACGAGACCGAGGACAGTTCGGACTCGTATCAACCCAACACAACCCCAAGCATCTGGGATTAGGAGAGACAACAATGGAATCAACCACCGCCAACATGAGCAGCGTCGAGTTCCTCGAATACGTCCAGGCGAAGCTCCTCGCTGACGTTGACTTGACAATTGACGAGAACCTGCGGTTGACTCAGGAAGCAACTTCGACGCTCTCTGACACCGTCGAGAAGCTCAAGATCGAGGTCGAGGCGCTCCGTGACGTTTCGGAGTCGTTTGCAGAGATTCTGTCGGTGAAGAACCCCGAGCTCTTGGCCGAGGTTCAGACCGAGTACCGCCAGCGTCAGGAGAAGCGTTTCCTCGAATCGCTGTTCGGTGCAGAGTTCGTCGCTGGCCTGGTGGCAGACGACGAGTGACTAAGCCGCGTACCTGCAAGGATTGCCTGGCCGAAGGCGTAGAGACCAAAAGGCCGGCACCTCACCCAGGTCCGCGATGTACGACGCATCACCGCGCCGTGAGCCAACAACGAAGGGCTACTGCTCGTGAGCGTCACATCACCACCACGTACGGGATCACCGAGGATGAATACCAGGCGATCTACGAGTTCCAGGGTGGGAGATGCTACTTCTGCCAGCGTGCCAAAGGCACGGGCCGGAAACGGCTTTCGGTAGATCATGACCATGAAACAGGCATGGTCCGAGGACTTCTCTGTAAGTCTTGCAATCGAGATGTGTTGGGGCACTTGAGAGATGACCCCAATGCATTCCAACGGGCGATTGACTATCTGGCATCGCCTCCAGCACTTGAAGTGATAGGCGTACGGATTGCGCCTATTCACACACTTGACAAATGACAGACCAACCAAGGAGAGAAACACACATGACCGCAATCATCGCAGGCACCACTGGCACTACCGAGTTCAACCACGAGACCATCTACCGAGTCACCGAGGGTGGAGCGGCAGGCAAGCTCGTCTACATTCCCGAGTTTGATCGTACGGAGCCTGACTACGACAATGAACTCTACGTCTACAGCGTGGAATCCGAGACGAGTGTCGGCTACGTCAATGTCGATCGTCTCGCTGTTGCAGGCTTCAAGATCGGCACCAAGGTTCGCTTGACCGGACTGACCTCTTTCGCTGCGGGGCAGGTTGTTTCGTTCAAGGTTGGTGATGAGGTGGAGGTAGCCAGTCTCCCCAACGTCAACGGTGACGTGCAGATCAAGTCGGGCTACAGCTCTCAGCGGATTGACCCGAAGAACCTTGTCTTGGCATCGACACCGGTCGCTGACTTGACAATAGACAGCGAGCTTCCGCTCGGCGTCGAGCTGGTCAACGAGATCAGCAAGCAGCGATGGGTTCTTACGCCGGAGAGCGTTCCGAACCTGTTCCGTAGCGAAGGTGGATCGTGGATCACCTGGCGTGGCTACCCGGAAGGATCTGACCTCCCGCTGATTACGGTTGCAGAGCTTGAGCGTAAGGAAGCCGAGGCAGCCGCCGAGGCCAACAAGCCTCGCGTCTTCGAGAACCTCTGGAGCGTTCCCCAGAGCCTGAACGTCACCGACTGCGACGGCGACCCCTGGAAGTTCTTCGAGGACAAGGGATGGGGACTTGGTCAGCACTCCAGCACCGATCCCGACGAGTTCGACTTCGCATGGTCGGACCCGAACAACTACGCGCCGTTCACCGAGGTCAAGGCGTAACTACATGGCACCAGAGGACACCCTGATCGTTCAGGTGATCCAACGGTACTTCGAGGACTGGGAACCCCCAATGGATACGGGCAGGGAATGGATCTCCGTTGCCTGCCCCTTCCACGGGGAAACCCGCCCCTCCGCAGCGGTTTCGTACGAACACAACGCATACCGGTGCTTCGCGTGCTCAGTCAAGGGTGACGCAATCGCACTGATTAGACACATGGAAGAGGTGAGTTTTGCAGAAGCTGTCCGAATCACAGAGGAGCTATCTCCAGGAGGCAACAACAAGGTACGCACAGGCTCTACCCGGCTCGCCGGCCGAAGAGTACATAGCAAGCCGGGGGTTCCTAGAACCGTCGGTGGCGGACTCAATCGGGAAGTTCCGACTCGGTTACGTGGAAGACCCGCTCCCTGGACATGACATGTACCGAGGGTTCCTGGCTATCCCGTACTTGCGGTGGCATCCGCGAAGAGGCTGGAACGTGGTGTCGATGCGGTTCCGCTGTATCGAGAACCACAAGCACCAGGGTCACGGTAAGTACATGACAGCACCGGGCGATACGCCCCGGCTCTACAACACTCCAGCATTGCTACAACCTGTTCCGGCAGTGGGCATCACAGAGGGCGAGCTGGACGCCCTCACGGCCACGCTCTACGGCATTCCGACCGTGGGTGTGCCTGGAGCCCAGAGCTGGAAGCCACACTTCCGAGGGCCGTTCCTTGGATACCGAGAGGTCTTCGTCTTCACGGACGGCGACGACGCCGGGAGAGCGTTCGCAGAGACCATCGGCAAGTCACTACCCAACGCACGGATCATCCCCTGCCCAGAAGGGGAGGACGTGAACTCCCTGGTCATGAGCGAGGGACCACAAGCACTACACGAGAGGATCGAATGAGCATTGCAGAAGCCGGGGACAAAGTTGTCATCCTGGAGAACAACATCGGAACACCCGAGGGGTTGATCGGCACAGTCGTCAAGCGACTGGGAGCAGTTGGTTTCACCCGAATCGAAGTACCGCACCACGGAGCCTGGCTATACGCGGTGACCGAGTTCCAGAGACTCAATGTCGGAGACAAGGTCAGGGTTCTGGAGAATCCGATCGGTGCCCCCGAAGGTTATGTCTTCGAGATTACGGACACCAGTTCCGAGTCATTCATCGGGATCACCGTCGAAGGCGACCATTTCCCGATGCGGCCAGAAGAGCTTGAGGTTGTCTCATGAGTGAGATTGCAAAGGTGGTCGTGTTCTCAAGCCCAACCTGCCAGCCTTGTCGGCTGACCAAGAAGACCCTGACCGAGATCGGTATCGAGTTCATCGAGAAGGACATTTCGACCGACGAAGATGCACGAGGGTTCGTCATGGACGTACTCCACTACGGCTCTGCGCCGGTTGTGGTCGTGTCCAACGGCGACCACTGGTCTGGTCTGATCCCCGAGAAGCTCGGAGAGCTGAAAGCATTGCACGACAACGGGCTTCTGCCCGAACCCACCACCGAAGACTGGTGGTTGAACTAACCCTGTTCTGCCACTTGACAATAGACAACAAGGAGAGAAATTGAACGACGCTATCAATCCCGATGTGTACCAGGGCTTCTCGAACGGTGCCCAGATGATCGACATTACGGAGAACCTGAACGGCAATGGCGCACAGGCAGTGCAGTACATCGGCCGGTCAACCCGTCTCGACGGAGTCGTGAAGGGTGATCCGATCGAGGATCTAACCAAGGCGAAGTGGTTCGTGGAGCGAGAGCTTCAACGTCAGCTTGCTAAGAGACCCCCGCGTCCGCGTGTCTGGGACCGATGGGAAGACGTGCCAGAGGGTACGCAGATCACGGATGCGGCAGGCGATGCCTGGTACCGGAACACTCCGACGTTCGATGAAGTTCCCGGTCCGTTCACGGAGATCATCAGAGGTGCCCGTGCCTGAGACCATCGTCGTTGTATCTGACACTCAGATCCCGTACGAGGATCGCAAGGCAATGAAGGCAGTCATCGGATTCATCGGTGACTACCAGCCAGACGAGGTTATCCATATCGGAGACCTTGCAGACTTCCCGCAGCCTTCCCGCTGGACCAAGGGAACTAGAGCAGAGTTCGAGGGCTCGGTGTTCCAGGACGCCGAGGCAGTCAAGGCCAGGTTCCTGGGTCCGCTTCGTGAGGTCTTCGACGGCCCCGTAGGGGTCCATGAGGGCAACCACGACGAACGACCGAGGGTCTACCTAGACAAGTATGCCCCCGCGCTTTCTGGTCAGCACACGTTCGATATGGACGTGCTTCTGGACTTCGACGGTTTCGGTGTCAGCGTCCTCCCTGAGTTCTACGACGTAGCTCCCAACTGGGTTACGACACACGGACACCGGGGCGGTATACGGCTCAATCAGACTTCGGGTATCACGGCACTGAACGCTGCCAAGCGGTTCGGCAAGTCGGTTGTCATGGGCCATACGCACAGGCTTGGTTATTCCTCGCACACTACGGGCTATGACGGTGCTTCCACCGTCGTCTCGGGCGTCGAGGTGGGCAACCTGATGGACATGAAACAGGCCGGCTACCTCAAGAGCGGTACCGGCAACTGGCAGACAGGATTCGCGGTGCTCAAGGTGGACGGCAAACACGTCCAGCCCACCTTGGTTCCGATCTCGAATCGACGTTTCACCGTCGATGGATTCACCTGGGAGGTGTAGGACTTGACAATAGACAGTGGCTTGGTCGTTTACGACGAGCTGAAAGAACAGGTGGTGCGAGCAGCCAAGAATGTCTCGCGCCTCTGGTCCGGGATCATCGAAGCCGATGACCTGGAACAACGACTCTGGGAACACATCCTGGAAAGCCCTGGCACGGTCAGGGTTCTCTTGGAAGCCAAGGGTGACGATCAGTATGCACAGATCGCACGACTGGCTCACAGAGAGGCAGGCAAGGAGCGAGCCGACTACGAGGTGTTCTCAGGGCAGTTCCACTACTCGGTGGACGAAGTCAGAGGTTCACTGGGGCGAATCCTCACTCAACCGGGTGAGATCACGGCAGAGGTCATGGACGTCATGGACGGGCTGGAAGCTCTGTCGTCCAAGAACTCTCGGCACCTGGACTTGATCCTCCGTCGATATGCAGACGGTGAGGTTCTGGAAAGCGGTGCTGACCGGAAGGCTCTGACTCGGGCATTGGAGAGTCTCACCGAGCTCGTGAACACGGTCCACAAGCGAAACAGTGCAGATCACCGGATGAGCGGTGGTCCGGGCGCACGTACCGAAGAACTGACCATCGAACCGAAAGAGAACTGATGAACTCACTGTTCGACCCAGCCTTCCAGGGAATCCCTGGTGGCGACATGTACCGCTCGTGGGTTGACCCCACGTTGCACAAGGGGCAGCGACCTGCACGGGTCGAGAACTGGCCCAAGGAAGACCGCGAAATGTACTGCGGCATCTACAACTAGGAGAGAAACTTGACAATAGACGAACCGATCAACTGGGGACCACAAGGCGAGCTGGTCTACAACCGTACGTACTCACGGCCTAAGCCGGATGGTACGAAAGAGACCTGGCCGGAAACCGTAGAACGGGTCGTGGACGGAAACCTTGGACTCGTAGACGAGCGTTACCACGCTCCCTATGAGCGAGACGAGCTGGTGGAAATGATCCGGGACTTCAAGATCCTGCCCGCTGGCCGGCATCTCTGGGCAAGCGGGGTGAAAGGCAGGCAATACCTCTTCAACTGCCACGTCAGCCACTGGAACGAGACGCTGAGTGACCACTTCGAGTTCACGTTCATGCGCCTTATGGAGGGTGGTGGAGTAGGGGCCAACTACTCGAACATCTACCTGTCGCAGTATCCCGAGGTGCAACAGACGCTCTCTGTGGAGATCGTATGTGACCCTTCGCATCCTGACTACGCGGAACTGGAACAGGCTGGTGTCCTGTCCAAGCGGTACAACTCCGACTGGGTAGGTGCCTACGAGGTGGAAGACAGCCGCGAAGGCTGGTCTGGCTCGTTGGTGGAGCTGGTGGATACGTTCTACCGGGACGTGGTTGAGCACACCTACCGTGTGTTCGATGTGTCCAGGGTCCGTGGCCGAGGAACTCGGCTCAAGACGTTCGGTGGCACGGCCTCCGGTCCGTTGCCCCTGGCGAAGATGCTGATGGACGTTGCTGACGTTCTCAACGACTTCACAGGGCAGAAGCTGACCGGTCTGGGAGCGATGGAGATTGACCATCATCTCGCGGAATGTGTTGTGTCTGGCGGTAATCGCCGTTCGGCTCGAATGGCAATGATGCGCTGGGATGACCCACAGATTTTCGAGTTCATCCACTGCAAAGCGCAGTCCGGTAAGCACTGGACCACGAACATCTCCGTCGAAGTTGACCAGAGGTTCTGGAACAACGCTGATGACGACGAGGACACCGACATGGGTGTTCACGCAAAGAAAGTCCTGGCTGAAATCTCCAAGGGCGCACTGAACAACGGTGAGCCTGGTACCTGGAACTCCGACCTGTCCAACGACGGGGAGGTTGAACGGGCGGTCTGCACGAACCCTTGTGGTGAGATCGCACTTACCCCGTGGGAGAACTGCAACCTGGGACACGTCAACCTGGCGGCGTTCGTAGATGACACCGGTCATGTGGACACCATCGGGCTTTACCGAGCACACCGGTTGGTTGCACGGTTCCTGATCCGAGCTACGTTCGGTGACGTAAACGATCCGAAGCAACAGGACCAGCTCGCTCGACAGCGTCGAATCGGTGTGGGTCACTTGGGAGTTGCCTCCCACCTGGCTCTCCGTGGCATCCGCTACTCGGATGCGCCGGCCAACGAGGACTTCCGAGAGGAACTGCGGATCTACCGTTTCCTGGTTCAGTCCGAGGCTCGTGACTACGCACATCAGTTGCGTATCCCGACCCCGATCAAGACCACCACGGTTGCTCCTACCGGCACGATCGCAAAGATGCCTGGAGTCAGTGAGGGTATCCACCCGATCTTCTCCCGGTACTTCATCCGTCGAATCCGATTCTCGGTAGTGGACCCCGAACAGGCAGCCACCCTGGCTACCTACCGGATGATGGGCTACAGCGTGGAACCGTGTGAGTACGCGGCGAACACCGACGTAGTCGCTATCCCCACGAAGGACTCGCTGGTCGCTGATGTGGCCGCTATCTACGGTGAGGAGAAGGCCGAGGAGATCGTCCAGTCAGCCGACGAGCTGACGCTGGAGGAGATGCTTGCTTTCCAGGCGCTCTACCAGGTGTCCTATGCCGACAACGCTGTCTCGTTCACGGCGAACCTGGACCCGACGAAGTACACAACCGAGCAAGTAGGCGAGATCCTCCAGGACTTCGCACCGCTACTCAAGGGGACAACCATCTTCCCGGATGCGTCGATGCCCCAGGCACCGTACGAACGGCTCACTCGTGAGCAGTACGAAGCCGCTGTTGCCAAGGAGATTGGCGACGGAGTCGATGAGAACTGCGCGAACGGAGCGTGCCCGATCAAATGAAACCGACAGTAGGGCGAATCGTCCACTACCAGTCGTACGGAACACCTGGAGGGGAGTACCTACCCGAACCACGGGCAGCGATCATCACCCAGGTACGCAAGGCCGGAATCGTCGGCTTGTGTGTACTCAACCCCACCGGGCAGTTCTTCAACCAAGAAGTCCACTTTGCGGAAGAGCCCACACCAGGCCACTGGAACTGGCCTCCGCTTACCAACTAACAAGGAGAACAAATGGCAGACGACCCATTCGCTGATGCACCGTCCGAGGATGCACAGCCCGAACCCACCAAGCCCGCAACCCGCACTCGCACCTCAACCAAGAAAGAAGCCGCTACCTTGACCGAAACCTCTGCTCTCGCATCCTCCCTCGAAGTTTCTGCAACCCTCAAGGGTGGTACGGGATTCGATGCACCTTGGACCGTCATTCGAGGCGCAAGCCTGGAACAGGTCCGTGACGCTCTCCAGGACGAAGTCCTCAAGGAGATCCTGGAACTGACCCAGGGTGCTGCGAAGTTCTACGGCGACCAGTACAAGGGTTCCGCGCCCGCCAGCGGCGGCGGTGGACAGCGTTCCGGTGGTGGCCGACAGGCTCCCCAGGGTGCCACCGAGGCACCTAACGGCCAGACGGAGAGCTGTGACCACGGTCCGATGAAGTACATGTCCGGTGTGTCCAAGAAGTCGGGCAAGCCGTACAAGATGTTCGTCTGCCAGTCGGGCGACCGCAACAACGAGTGCAAGCCTGTCTTCGTCAACTGATACTTGACAATAGACAGCGTATAACGTCTACTTGACAATAGACGACAGGGGGAGGGGGTTCGATGCCCCCTCCCCGTCTGAACTACCAACGGAGAGAGAAACTTTGACTACTGCAACACTGATCGCACACACCGAGATCAACCGCCACGCTCTGCGCGAGATCGGCTACACCACGCACCGCGAGGACGGCTACGAAGATCCTGGGTTCGGTGACTTCGGAGACCTGGAAACCGACGCCGACGAACTGGCTGAGTTCGCTGGCCGGCTGTGCTACCTGTCGTTCAAGCGGCCCAATCCCGCTACCGCCGCTAACGGCGACTACCTTGCCCATATCCACGAGGTAGGGCACGAAAGCGTGGAGGAACATGCCACCGCTTCGTTCTACATCGAAGCCTCTCGCTCGGTGCTGACCGAGCTGGAGCGTCACCGTCACCTCTCGTTCTCGGTTGTCTCACAACGGTATGTGGACATTGGCAAGCTGGGAGTGCATATCCCTCCCGCTATTGCTGCTGTGCTCAAGAATCCCGAGACGACCTTGGAGGACTACCGGTTCCTCCGTAACGGGATCGGTGACCACCTGGACGAGGGTCACGACGTGTACGACCGGATTGTGGCGATCCTGGAAGGGCAGGGTTACGGGCGCAAGGAAGCCCGAGAGGCTGCGCGGTGTGTAGTCCCGAACTGTGTCAGCTCGCCGATGATCGTCACAGGCAACATGCGGACCTGGAAGCACATCATCCGGCTCCGCCACCACGAGGCAGCGGACGCCGAGATCCGGGAGTTGGCAAGTGAGTTGCTCTGGCAGCTCCGGGAGATTGCTCCGAACACCTTCGCTGACATTCCCGACGAGCCGCTTTCCTACTGAAAGGTACTTGACAAATGACAGCACTGGGAGCTGACCTGGACCTGATCGAGAAATACGAGGAAGCACTCGACTCTCTCGACATGCTCCACAACGAGAACAACCTGCTGAAAGCCGAAATACGGCAACTGAAAGCCAAGTTCGACAACCGTCCGAAGCTGAGTCCCCAGGACGTTCGGGACATTCGGCTAGCGCACAAACGCAAGGAAGCCAGCACCGCTGAGCTGGCAGACATGTTCGGTGTCAACCGAGCAACCATCTACCGCACCGTGATTGGTGCCTATCACTAGGAGAGAAATTGCAGGTCATTCCGTACGAAGTTAGCCGGCAACCGGTAAGAATCAATGTCGTAGAAACCGAGGACGATCTAGACGGGTTCCGGGACTTCGTTCGGGCGAACCTCAATTGTCTCGGGGCTGACACGGAGACAACGGGTCTGGACATTTACTCCGACTCGTTCCGTGTCCGGGTTGCTCAGTTCGGAACCTCTACCGAGTCCTGGATCATCCCCGTAGAGCGGGGCGGACGGTATGTGGAGGACGTAGTCCGAACCCTCAAGGCCGTGAAGACCTTGGTGTTCCAGAACGCTTCGTATGACCTCCAGGTCATCGAGCAGACAATGGGAATCCCGATGGAGTCCCTGTGGCACAAGATCGTTGATACGAAGATCCTGGCTCACCTGGTGGACCCACGAGGCCGAGAAGAGGGTGGCTCCGGGCACAGCCTGGAGGAACTCACGGCGAAGTACATCGACAAGGAGATTGCAGAGGGCGTCAAGTCCTCTATGAAAGTCCTTGCCCAGGAGATGAAGACCACCAAGGACAAGGTCTGGAAGGTAGTCGAATACGAGAATCCAACGTACCGACTGTATTCCGGTATGGACCCGATCCTTGCTCACCGGCTCTACGAGAAGCTCTGGCCGATGGTGCCTTCGTCGGCACGGCCACTGATCGACTGGGAACACGATGTGGCTATGGTCTGTTCGATCATGGAACGGACTGGGTTCCTTCTCGACGTGGACTACAGCGAGCAACTGTCTGCTCAGCTCCTGGAGGAGCGTGACCACTACAAGGAAGTCGCCAAGGGGTTCGGGTGCGAGAACGTCAACAGCACAGACCAAGTGGCTGATGTGCTCGAATCCCGTGGGGTGTTGATCCCTGGGCGCACGAAGACTGGCAAGCGTCAGGTGGACAAGGTTCTCCTGGAGGAACTGGTCAAGAAAGGTGACCCGTTCGCACAGGCTGTAGTCGAAGCGAAGCGGGCCGGCAAGTGGGAGAAGACCTGGGTACGTACGTTCCTGGATAAGCGTGACTCCAACGACCGGTGTCATGCGAATATCAACCCGCTACGAGCTCGCACAGGCCGTATGTCGATCACCGGTATCCCGGCTCAGACACTACCGTCTGGTGACTGGATGATCCGTCGTTGCTTCCTCGCTGATGAGGGGCATCGGATCGCCAGTATCGACTACCAGACACAGGAACTCCGTGTTCTGGCAGCACTTTCCGGGGATCAGGTCATGTTGGATGCGTTCCGAAATGACAAGGATCTGCACCAGATCACTGCTGATGCTGCGAGCGTGCCTCGCAAGGTCGGTAAAATGGCGAACTTCCTCACCGTCTACGGCGGTGGGGCGGGTGCTCTGGCAGTGCAGGCAGGTATCGACGCCGATACAGCGAAGAGTGTTCTCGATGCTTTCGGTAAGACCTACCCGAAGGTAAAGGTGTTCTCCCGCAAGCTACAAAGCGAAGCGGGGCGTCGAGGGTACATCACCACTCCGACAGGCCGTAGGTTGCCTGTTGACCCGGCACGGGCTTACTCAGCCCTGAACTACATGGTTCAGTCCACGTCCCGTGACGTGACATGCCGAGCTCTGCTCAAACTCCACGATGCTGGGTTTACCCCGTATCTGCGTCTGCCAATCCACGATGAGGTTGTGGCTTCTGTCCCAGAAGCGAAGGCAGACTGGGGAGCTGCCGAGATTGGCCGGCTCATGGCAGAGCAGATGGGACCGGTGTTTATCGGTACCGATCCAGAGGTCGGATTGCGTTCTTGGGGTTCCATGTACGGCGCGTCATACTAAAATCCGAAGGATGAGTGCGAAGCGGATTTCGGAACTCTCAGACCGTGAACGTGACGAGCTGCGGTTGCGGCTCCGCACGACTGAACTCAAGCTGGTGAAACGCAAACGGGAGCTTGCGAAACAGCAACGTGAGATCGCAGATGAGTTGTACCGCATAGAACAACGGCTGCGGGACATAGAGCACTCTCACCGTGCTCTGGAACCTCACTTCAAGTAACAACCAAACAGTAGGTCGGGCGTCTTTGCCACGCCCGCCTACTTGACAATAGACAGGAGAGAATGATGGGATTGAAGAAGAAGTTGGCCGAGTCTTTCGAGACGGTCAGCGCACGAGGGATTGACCTGATGGTGGTCCGCGACACGGACACGATCGGTCTGCCGGCCACCTACCGGGTGGAGACGGTTCTGGGCGTGATCCTCGCCCGTGACATGACGTTCTACGACGCTCTGTTCTTCGTGGAAGCACACGAGCTGGCACGTAAGGCACACCAGAAGGTGAACGGATGAGCCAAGACCACATCGAACAGCTACAGCAAGTGCTCGACGGGGCCGACGAGCTACGTGGGGCGATCCTCTCGCAGAACGCATTCGGGTTCCTGGACCTGATTGCCGAGGACGAGACCACCCTGGCCCGGTTCTTCCGGGAGGGGGTGGGGGAACTCCTGACATTCGCCTACGCGGCGATCCCCGACCTAGTCCAGGAGATCAACGAACTCCGTGAGGAGAACGAACGCCTGGAGATCGAAAGGGACGATCTGGCAGCTAAGGAATACGACCACGAGGCCGCTCTGGAGCGTGCCCTGGCTGAGAGGTCCATGAGGTGAGCCAAGAGGTCAGCACCGAAGGTTGGTGGGGCATCCGCAAGGCCGATGGAACCGGACCTATCGGGTACAGCCACTGGGACCGCGCCGACGCGGAAGCCGCTGCCGAGTACAACTCTCGGCGCTGGGGGCCACACGAGGTAGTCCAGCTCCGGGACGGTAAGTGGGTTAGACCGGATGCTCCTGAACGTCCTGATTGGGATACGTACTTCCTTGGGGTCGCCAAGGCCGTCGCTGCTCGGAGCTCGTGCGAGCGCGACAAGGTTGGTGCTGTCCTGGTTGACCAAGAACACCGGATTCGGTCCACGGGGTACAACGACTCCCCGGCTGGGACGCCTGGCTGTGAACTGTGTCCACGGCGTATCTCGGGGTGTACCCCCGGAAGTTCCTACGACAACTGCGTTTCGGTCCATGCCGAAGCAAACGCTCTGCTCTACGCCGATCGCAAAGACTGTGTCGGCGCAACGCTCTACATCACCCGAGATCCCTGCTACGCCTGCTCGAAACTCATTGCTGGCGCTGGCATCTCTCGAATCATCACACCTAACACGAAGGAAATCTGAACTATGACTTTCATCCTGCTCGCCCTTGCCCTGGTTCTTGCCACCGTCGCTTTCATCTCCACCGCTGGAGTGCTTGGCGGTGCCGAGGCGATCCTCGACAACGATCCCTGGTTCTCGGGTCGTGACTACCTGTTGCTCGCTGCCTTGTACGTGGTCGCGGTGTCTTCCATTGCGGGAACCATCGCAACGATCATCGCTCTGTTCTAGCAACACCCCTGGACCCCCTCCCTTAACCGGGAGGGGGGCTTTTTTGCGTTCCAGGGGGTTACAGGTCGGGCGCAGTCAAGCGGTTACGAGCTTCTCTTCTACTGCCCCTGCTGTGATCTGCTCTGCGGCTGTCACAACGCTGGACGTGGTCTTGTCGTGCCAGAGCATCATGGTCAGGTGCCAGACTGCCAACTGGACGAGAGGGGGAGTGGCGGCGATCGTGCAGGCGATCGGATTGCCACCCGACAGGAGCCAAGCGTGTGTCACGTTGCCGGCAATGGATGCCAGGGTTCCGAGGATCAACAGCACCCAGGCGTAGACCCGTCTGGAGCGTGTCTTGGCGGCTGCGGATGCGATGGTGGAGACGATCACCAGACCGTCCACGATCAGTGGCACCATCCAAGCCTGGCCGGCTGGAACGTAGTGCTGTACCGACAGCTCTTCGAGCGCGGTGAACGACAGGGAGAACGAGAGTCCTGCTACCGCAACCGATCCCGCTATTGCGAGGTTGGAGGGGGAGAACCATTCCTTCTTCAACGATATGCTCTTCACTGCACCTGGCCCTTTCAGGTGTTCCGCCCCTCACTGGATCGCACTCCGGTGGGGGGCTCTTTTTTTGTTTGTCTGGCGAACCTAGCACAGTTGTAAGATCCCGAACGTACGAAGATCCGACTTGTGCATACGACAGAGGTTGTGTACTCTCCAATGTGTTGTAAGAAAACGAACTTTGGAGTTCCCAGTAGTTCGGAATCCTACGACACCTAGTTCTGGTCCCCACAGGGGGCTGACCAGGACCGTCGTTAGTCTCTCCTGTCCGACGATAACCAACGGGGCGCGAGTACGCACAGTCCGTCCAGCTCGCGGGGCGGCACTTCGGTTGAGGGGGCGCCACCTCTGCCGGAGTCCAGCCCAGCCACGTCTCCTTCGAGATGGGGCTACTTGTGCTGGCCTGACACGGTGAGGGGCTAGGTCCGTGGGTCGCATTGGGACAAGCCCGCAGGGCTAGGGGGACAAAGCGAGGGCCAAGAGTCTAGTCGCCCGAAGGGCGTCCTTACGGTCAGGGGAGCCCCCGTCAGGGGTCAGTCTCCAGGAGCCGTTTCAATGCCAACGTACGATAGATCCATGCGCGTGATAGGCCGACTGAGAATCTCCCGACAAACCGAGGAGTCTACGTCTATCGAACGTCAGCGTGAGCTCATACAGAACTGGGCTGATACCCACGATCACGAGATCGTCGGGTGGGCCGAAGACAAGGATGTGTCCGGTTCGGTAGACCCGTTCGACACCCCAGGGCTCGGTCCCTGGTTGAAGCGTGACCGCCTGGACGACTGGGACATTCTGGTTGCCTGGAAGCTGGACCGCATTGCTCGACGGGCTATCGCTATCAACCGCGTATTCCACCTGTGCCAGGAGCACGACAAGACTCTCGTCTGTATCTCGGACAACATTGACCTCTCCACCTGGGTTGGGCGTCTGATCGCCAATGTCATCGCGGGTGTGGCAGAGGGAGAGCTGGAAGCGATCCGGGAACGGACGCTGGCTTCTCACCGGAAACTACGGGAGCTCGGACGCTGGCCGGGTGGCCGGCCTGCCTACGGGTACAAGGCTGTGGAGAACGAGAACGGTCCCGGCTGGAAGCTGGTTCACGATGAATACTCGGCAACGATCATGCGGGAGATAGTGGACCGGACTCTCCAGGGCGAGGCTGGTAATGCGATCGCTCAAGACCTACAGGCTCGTGGTGTGCTGCCACCGGCTGAGTACCGGCGACAGATGAACGGCGAGAAGCTACGCGGCGGCGAGTGGATGGGTCAGGTCATCCGAAAGATGCTCAAGAGCCGAACGCTGCTCGGGCATGTGACCCACCAACAGGTGACGGTGATTAACGAGAAAGAGGGCACCCCGATTCTCAAGGGTGAGCCTCTGGTGTCACTGGAGGAGTGGGAGGAGCTCCAGGCGATGCTTGGCGGCTCCAGCCGGCCAAAGAACCACAACCGTTCCACTGGTGCGTCTCCGATGCTCGACGTTGCTCTGTGCGGGGAGTGCGGGAAGCCGTTGCACTTGCGGACTCAGCGGACCGAGCGGAAGACGAAGGTCCATGTCCACCGCTACTACTACTGCCCGGACAAGCATGGGCAGGCTATCAGGGCTGAGATTGTGGAGAGAACGGTCGAAGAACAGTTCCTGGACATGTTTGGGGACAAGCCAGCGATGGAAAGGGTGTTCCGAGAGGGTGAAAATCACGAAATCGAGATAAAGCAGGCTATTCAGTCCATAGAGGCACTTACCCCCCTCCTTGGGGCTGCCACAAGCGGTACTGTCTTAAAGTCGCTTACAGACCAAATCAGCGCCATTTCAAATCGAGTAACCTACCTAGAATCTTTGCCGAAAGCCGAATCCGGCTACATTCTGCGGGCAACCGGTAAAACGTACCGGGAAGAGTGGGAATCGCGGGACGAACAAGGCAGACGGTCGCTTCTCAAGCGATCCGGGGTCACGGTCACGTTCCTACTCCAGGGTAAGACTCGGACAACCGAAGGTGCTCTCCAGACCGAGATCAAGTTCCCAGGTGACGTAGAGGAACGCCTAGCCTCTTAAACGACGAAAACCCCCTCCCGGTTAAGGGAGGGGGAATCGTGTCAAACCAGGTTAACGCTCAGCGAGGACGAGTCCACGTTTCGAGCCGACGTACGGTTGGTGCCAGTGGTGTAAGCCTGGACCTCCACCACATCGCCGTCATAGAACCGGTACGGGCCGGTCTCCAGAGTGACCGACCAGCCGTTGTTGGAGAACGAGCCAGTCTGGTAAGCCACCTGTGTTCCGTTCACGAGCAGACGAACAGAGCGGGTGAACGACAGGAACTGCAACACGTCGGTACCCCAGGAGTAGACCCCCTTGAAGTTGCCGGTGCCATTACCAGTCACCGTAGATGCCAGGAGCGTGGTCCACGAAGACTGCGGGACAGTGACTCGACCCTTGGTCTGTGAGGTGGATCTGAGACGCTGCCATGCGATTACAGCGCTGGAACCGGTACCGACGATCACCTGATCGGCTAGTACAGCACTGGTACCGGTCCCAACCCTGACCTCGAACACACGCTGGCCGAGTGCCATGAGCTTGCTCATACGATCACCGCCACAAAGCCCTGAGCCAACCGCGTAGCGGTTGGCAGAGCATCGTAGGCAGCGGCAGTACCGGTCCAAGCGGTACCGGTGTCACCCTTGTCACCCTTCACACCAGGATCACCCTTGCTTCCGGGATCACCCTTCGAGCCTGGGTCACCCTTGACGCCAGGATCGCCCTTGGGGCCGATGAGCACTGCACCTTGTTGCCAAGCACCCTGGCTGAACAGGTAAGCCCGTCCGTTTTCCTTCACCAGAGCGTGAGCCCCTTCGGGGCCGGCAGCCGGGAGCTGCGAGGCCAGATCAACGAAGTAGTCGAACCGAAGTCCTTCGCCCATCGGACCCTGGTCGCCCTTATCGCCCTTCTCACCCTGTTCACCACGCAAGCCCTGTGGGCTGGACGTGAGAGCACCGTCGAAGTAGCAACGGTTGTAAGCGTCACCGACAATGTCGGGGCCGTAGCCGTTGTGGTTCGTACCGGCCCGGACACGAGATCCGGCCTTGAGGTAGAGCAAAGCGGAGACCTGTGTACCGTCGTCCCAGTCAGCACCAGATGCACCCTTACGGGCGATGTTGTACGTAGCCGAGTCAGGTTCTGCCACGTAGATAACCGCTTGTCGATCGAATCGGCTGGAGCCGTATTCACCTGACTGGTAGTTCGTCTGGCTGTGTCCCAGGCGCAAGGTGACTGCGTACCAACCATCCTTGGCGATCTTCACAATGCCAGCCCCGAGATCCTCGACCGTCACGCCGTTGCGTACACGTTCGGTGTCCCAGGTGTTGGACGGTACGGGGGTAGCTCCGTTGGGGACCGAGGTCTTGTTGGTGTTGGTGCGAACCAACGACCAGCCTGTGCCCTGGATCGAACCCTTAGCTAGAGTGTCGGATGCTGCGAAACTGTCGATAGCCGCCGAGTCACGCCACTGTGCAGAGAAGTCCGCGTACCGGGTGACGCCGATGCCGGCGTACCGGTTGGACGGTCCCACAGGGACAGTGTTGGCAGCGTCCTTGTAGTAGAGCAGAGCACTACCGTTGATGTAGACCCGGTATTCGTTACCGACACAACGCAACTCGACGTGGGCTCCACCCTCGACAGTGCGAGAGTCAGAGGTCCACTTGGTCAGGTTCACGGTCGATTCGGCAGCCGAACCGCGTCCCATCTCCACGCCACCCGACTTGGACCATCGGACGTACACGAACGACGAGAGATCCGCGTTGCACCGACCGATGACGTACGAACGGGCTTCTGCGTAGTCAGCGCCACTGTTCGCCAAGACGGCAGAGACGTTGAAGTTGTCCGTGGACAGCGGTGTGATGTACCGAGCCACGTAGGTCAGGGTCGTGTTGAACGACGGCGGCGTTCCCGCCAGGATCATCGCTCGTCCCGGATTAGATCCGACACCGAAGTTGCCGTAACCGGTCTGTGCCCAGGATGCACCAAGGTTATTGCCCGGTACGTCGAATCCGTCACGGATCACGACACCGTCCACCGATGCTCCGGTGTTCTCGTTCTGCAAGCTGACGACAGCCGACATTGCTGCTGCGGCAGCCGCTTCCGCGTTACTAGCTACCTCAGTAGCCTGGTCAATCGCTTCCTTGTTAGCCGCAACATCCACGAACTGAACGGGACGATGGGAGAAGGCTGCTACACCCCACGAGTAAGAGGGGAGCAGGTTAACGATCTTCGTCTCAGATGCGAAGCCGACCGTACGCCGAGTGGCGTCCACCGGGATCACTCCAGCGGTGTCTTCGTATTGTAGGACAACAGCACCGTCTATTGTCAAGCTGTAGACGTTATCGACTGCGGACAGCTCGACGCTGGCACCCTCCGACAGTCGGTAGTTTGTGTTGGACTTCCAGTCCGTGAACGTCCAGGAGTCACCCGAACGGGTGCCGTATCCCAGGTAACAGGACCGACCGTAGACGTTGGCGTAGACGAACGAAGTCAGTCCGGTGTTGGCACGGACGAACAGCGAGGTCATGGTGCCGGTCGCCACACCCTTGGGGTTGACGACAGCGGTAACAGCGACATTGTTCTCTGCTGCCAGAACAGGGCAGATAGCCCAGCGCCGGCCAGAGTCCACACCGATCAGACCTTCGGTGTTGTCCACACGAGCTGCGTTGTCGATGATACCGAGACCCTGTCCCTGACCGCCTTGCTGCCAGCCGTTACCAAGCACACTGCGGTTGTTCGGACGCCCGAAGTCGTCCATGAACGTGGAACCCTCGGCAAGACGGTTCTCGATCTGAACTATCTTCGCCGCGTTCGCGGTGTGAACCTTGTTCCAGCCGGTAAACCAGTCTGCAATCTCTCCGATAGTCGGATCGTTCTCGGGGTTACCATCTATTGCTCGTTGGATGAACGCGCCCAGCCCGTTCTTGAATTGTGTTGGTAGACCGCCGTATGCGGTGTGGAAAGGCTGAGTGACCATTGCCTTAGCGGTGTCTTCCGTAAGGTCAGAACCGTAGTCACTGCCGTTTTCGTATACTCCGTCTGGAGCCGATGCGCCTGGGGTAGTCACCCAGCCTCCTTGGTTAGATGTTGATGATGGATGGAATTGCGGGGCGGGGAACGCCGGGAGCGACTTGGTCGCCCCACTGGTGCATGTCCTTGATGTGAACAACGAGAACGTCCTGGTTTGTCTCCAGGGTGTCCACACGTCCTGCGAGCGTTTCGATTTCAGCCTTGAGGGGACCGACCAGGGTCACTGCTGTTTCGGCAATGACCTTGGCCGCGTCCACGTCAATCTTGTTCGCGTTGGACTTCGTCAACTTCCGGTCTGCAACCTTCGTGACGATCCCGCCTACAACCCCAGAGCCTGCGATCATGCCGACAATCTCTAGGGCGCTACTCATGCTCGGTGCTTACCGCCTTCACGAGCGACGTATCCGGTCAGGTCGTTGAAGACCTTGTCCTTCAATCCGTCTGTCACACCGTTATTCGTCTTCTTGACGCCGATCACCTGTGCAACCAGCACAAGGCCGGCCACACCCCACACTGCCTGCGTCGGCAGGTTCACACCCAGGGAGACTGCAAGCCACAGCGCCTGGAGCGCGGTAAAGACAAGGGTCGTCACTGTGTTGGCATATCGCTTGTACCAAGGCTGGTTTCCAATCAGTTTGTCGAACGTCTCACTAAGTACGTTGGTGTCGAACGCTGTAAGGTCGTTGGGCTTCAATGCGCCTCCTATGTGAGTTCACGAGCTCGGTCCTGTTGGACCTGCCCGTCTTTCAGATAGCCCGCCGCGTGGAGTTGCTGGAGGTAGGACTGAACTTCGTCCTGGGTCAGCTTCTCCACAGGGGCCAGACGTGGTCGAACTTGCTCTGGTGCATCCATCGGAACCCACTTACCGGGGTTGAACTCGTGGTCACCGCCCCTGAACGGGGGCTGGTACTTCCGGTTCTGTTGTGGCAGTTGGGAAATGTGGATCATGCCGTTCGCATCTGCAAGAGATGCCAAGTACGGACCCCACACGAAGCCGCACTCCGCGAGATGCTCCGAACGATCCTCAAGGATCTTCCGGTGCGTAATCTCTGGAGCACCACCTACGGTGGGCCAGTTCTTGAGAGCCCAGATGAAATGCTCTCTGGGATTGGACATGTCACACTTCGACTGGTCTGGCGTCATGGCGAACCTTTCGTTAGAGCAACCCGAGATCCTGTAGACCAGCGGCAAGCTCAGACTGTTGCTGTGCGAGCCAGAGGACACCGTCCTGGGGCTCTCGTTGTCCGACAGTGGCTTCCCACCCTCGGCTGTTTCCGTCCCACTCGTATTTGCACTTCTCGATGCACTCGACGTACACCTCGTTCTCGGGCATACCTGCAACCGAGAAGCCGACTCGGTCACCTACGAATAGGTCTCCGTAGCCGCGAGTGCCGATGCGGTAGGGAACCGCGTCGGAGAACTTGAGGGTCACCGCCGTACGCTCACGAGTGGAGTAAGCGCCTGTGCGGAGGGCGATCAGAGCTGCGAGCGTGTACGCCCGGTCAGCTCCTTCGGCCCAGCCCTCGTGGTAATGCGACCAACCAAGCTCCTGTGCCCGATCAGGGAACTTGTGGGCCATGAAAGCCCCGATGGTGTCGGTGTAGAGCGGGGCAGCGACAGCGTCGATAGCCGCGCCAATCTGGGACTGACCGAACATTGAGCCGATAGCCCCGCCCAGGGCAATCACGGCAGCCGACATACCCTCGTTGATGCCAGGGAGCGAGTGCCCTCCAGCCACGATCTGTACGTCAGTAGCCGGGTAGTAGACGAACTCCGACGATTCGATACCCGTGTAGGGGGACTCCTCGAAGATCACCCACGGTGCTTCTGGGAGCGTCCCAGACCATCCCGGCTCGTAATACTCATCCGGGAAGTTCGGGTTCTGGATGACGTCGATGCCCTCGGTGATACCGTCCGACGCGATGTTCACGAAGCCACGCTGTAGGCCGGTCAACAGATTGCCGAAGAACGACGTCTGTGTGTTCCAACCGGACTTGTCTACGAACTCGAAGACCAGGCAGCCGTTGTGAAGCGGAGGTGCTCCCTCCCAAGGGGGTTCGTCACCTTCCAGCCAGCGACGGGCTTCGATCGTGATCTGGCCGTCCTGGAGGACACGCTTGGCAACCTCGTGGAACGTCTTGAACCGCGAGAACACCGTCGTAACCGGACTGTTGTCCTTGAGGAACTCAACCGGCTTGACCACCATCCGCCAGTCCGACATATCCAAGTTGAACCACTGGGTTACGTCCATCGGATCGTCTGGCAGCATCCACAGGGACGACTCCAGTCGCATGATGTTCACGAACAGTGTCGTAGCCAAAGCCCAACGGGCAGGGCCGAATAGAGTCCAGACGCGAGGCACCTGAATCTCTGCTGGCAGGAACGGGTTACTCCAGCACCGAATGTGCTTGAGCTCCTCCAGGTCATGCTTGAACGTGACCGTCAGGTACTTCGTACCGTCCCGCTTGCGAACAACCTTGAAGTTGTTCATACGGCCACCCCACCGGGAGCCGGACTTGTCGAACGTGATGTGTACGTTGCGCTTTGCACGGCCCCGGAAGTTGATGACCCACTCTGCGATGTAGTGGTTCAGTGGAATGTCCACAGACGCTGTGCCTGTGTCGTTCCGTACGTACTCGAAAACACCACCGAGCTCACCGTAGAGCTCGCCGTACAAGTTCCAGTCACCGTCCCAGAACCTGATGAGCGGCAACGAGATCCGCTCGTTTTCATCGAGTGCTAGCTGTTCATTGATAGTTCGATAGATGCTGTCTGTTGTCAAGCGAGCAACCCCCAGGGTCGAGACCAGGGGCGTGGGAGCCTGAGCTGTAGCTCAGCACCAGTCGGATCACCCTCGAAGCGGACCTCGAACTCGTGGAGTCCCAAGGTGTACTTCGGGATCGGGTGGCGGAAGCGAACCCCACCCATACGTGCCCACACGTTGGTCTTGTTGGCCGAAGTAACCTGTCGTTGCCTCGGGTCGGTCTTAACCAGCACGTCCTCGCCTATTGTCAAGGTGGGGAGCTCGATACGCCGGTTTGCTAGGTCGTCGTTCTGCCAGGAGTAGTCGGTGATAGTCCACTTGCCAGGGGCAGTGGCAACCCATTCCGGCCAGATCGGCTGATCTGTTGGGTTCGGATCCAATACCGAGATCCGGTAAGTCTGGTCTGCCCCAGTCGGATTCCACTTGTACGAATCCGGTTCCGAGTACCAGAACGGGTCATAGCCGACCGTGGACATGACAGCCGCGTGGACCGGTTGTCCGATCGGGTCGTACGTCAGGTCAACGTCGATGTTCTCCGAGAGCTGGAGTCCCAAAGTGCGGGGACCATCCTCGGTTGTCACTGTCAGCTTGGCTGGTTCCGCGTAGTCCCACATGCGAGCCCATTCGGAATCTCGATGCTTCCAGGAGTTGGAACCGATTCCGTCACCAAGGATTTCAACCTTGAAGATCACGTCACGCTTGAGAATGCGGTGGGTCAGATAGCGAGCACCTGGGTAGTTGGCCGGCTCCTCGTAGATCACCTTCACCTTCGGGTCATACAGACCTGTGATGCCCGAAGCGAGGTAGATCCCTTGGTCGCCAGCCAGAGGGCCGGCAAGGTTGACCACCTTGCCGTTAACGCCCTCCAGCTTGACTTCCGTTTCCATGTAACTCCTTATCCGTGCTGGAGGAGTTCGCGCTGACGACGCGCTTCCTCCATGTCCAATGCCTCGTTCACGTCCTCGACGTGGTAGTGAATGTGGGTCTGTCCCTGACCGCCGTCCTTGTCCTTCGACTTGTCAGCCGCATCTCGTGCGTCCTGAGTCGGGTCGTAGTTGAGGAGTTGGTCAATCAGCGTTGGGACTGCGCCACTGCCGAATCCGAGATCCTTCATGAGCTGATCCGCATTGCCGACCACGAAGTTGAGCGGCACTTCCTGGAGCTTGGCGTCCTCGGTGATCGCCTTGACGACCTTGTCGTACAGGCCGTCAACACCCAGGTCATCTCCCATACCGGACAGGGCGTCCTTGAAATACGAGAGAATGTCGTTCACGCCCCGCTGGAGGCCGAACTTGAGGCTCTCCATGTAGGAGAAACCGGACTGCTCCAGCTTCTTGGAAGCTGTACCTTCCTCGACACCGTCCTTAATCTCGCCGGCCATGTTGCTGGCGTCGTCCACGATGGGAGCGAAGCCGTTCTCGATGCCCTTACGGAGACCCTCCATGAGGGCTTCACCGTTCTTGATCAAGACCTTTCGGTCATAAGGCAGCGGACCCTTAACCGATGCGATCTTGTCCGCGATACCGGACGCGAAGTCCAATACCTTCTGGAGACCGCTCGTGATACCCGAGAGCAGACCATCCATCAGCGCCTTACCGGCGTTGACCAGGATCGAACCCAGGTTGCCCAGTACGCCCAAAACCTTGCCGGGGAACTCACCAACTGTGGATACGATGTTGCCCAAGAGCTCAGCGCAGATTTGCATCAGCGAGTTCCAGAAGTCAGTCCAGGTGGACGTGATACTGGAGACCAGACCCGAGATGAATCCGACGACACCGGAAACGAAGTTGCCTACGGCAGCAACGATTCCCGCCGCCACAGAGACGACGGTCGATACCAAGCTCATGAACATGGAGATCAACGTGCCCAAGGCACTCAGCAAGAATCCGACGATCGCTGCTGCGACCTGGATAATTACTGCGATCAACTGGAACAGCGCCTGAATCCACGGTGCGATAGCCGTTACGACGTTGGCGATGATCTGTGCCAGCGAGACAATCGTCGGCATAAGCGAGACGACAGCCGGCAGGAGACCGGTAATCAGGCTGGCTGCTGCTTGAACAACGATCGGAAGGAGCGGGGTGATAGCCACTACAACCTGTGTGATCGCCTCTGCGAGCATCGGGAGGAACGGTGCAATAGCGGTAACCGCTTGCAAGAGAACATCCGCGATGACCTGCGCCATTTGTGCGAACGCCTGCGCCAGCACCGGGAGTATCGGCGCGAGCGCCGTCACAACCTGTGCGAATGCAGTACCTAGAACCGCCGCAACCTGGCCGATCGAACTAGCGATCTGCGGGAGGATCGGACCAACGACGTTCAGCGCCTGGCTGAATGCCCCACCGATTACACCTGCCACCTGACCGAACGATCCGATCAGCGAGTTCAGCGAAGGCCCAAGGGCCGTAAGCACTCCAGCGAAGACAGAGCCGAGCTGCTGTGCAATGTTGCTGATGATCGGCATGAGCTGCGAAATCACAGGCGCGAGAGCGCCCATCATTCCCTGGATCACAGGGCCAAGAGCCGCTGCTACCTGGTTCAGTGCCGGCCCGAGTGCGTTCATCAGACCAACGCCGACCTGAGACAGAGTGTCGAAGACGCTCGTCAAAGCCGGTGTCAGAGTCTGGAACACGGTCCCGAGCTGCGTACCCAACGCGCCAAGCGTGTTGAACAGCATGTTCGAGAACGAAGCCAGTCCAGGGAGCATTCCGACGATCAGGTCACCGAAGCCCTGGAAGAAGTTCGCCATAGGCTGACCCATCGAACCCATCACATGCACACCAGCCACGACCAGACGGTCGAGCTGGGACAATAGAGAGCCGATAGCAACCGACATACCCTGCATTGCAGAGTCGAACGAACCGTCCTTGATGACACCAGCAACGCTGTTCTTGAACTGCGCCGCAAAGTCATTCACCATGTTGGACAGGTGACTGAACGAGTTTGCACCCGCTGCGCTGATGTTCAGGAAGCCCTCGGTGAAGTCCTTCATACCGGGGGTCATGTCTCGGAACAGCTTCGCTGTACCGTCCAGGATGGTGTTCAGATTCTCCATACCAGCGGCACTGGTAACAGTGTCCGTGATCCCAGAGAACATGTCCGACATGCCGTTTGCGACATTCTTCAACCCACCCTCAAGCTGGGGGAGAGCACCAGAGAGCTTCTCGAAGACCGGCGTGAGCCGTTCCTCGAAGACGCCCGAGATGGACTCCTTGAGCTTGTCGATAGCGGGGGTCATGGTCTGCGCGGCCTTCTTGATGCCGTCCCAACCAAGGGCTACGACACCAGCCGCCACACCAGCCGCTGCGAGGAGCGACGGGATGCCGGCGAGCAAGCTGCCAACCAGACCGATAGCCGGTGCTGCCAACGCGAAGACTGCGGTGACGATCCACCCGACGCGGGTCATGCCCATGATCTTTCGACCGTTGAACTCTGCTGCGTCACCAGCCTTGTTGGAGTCCCGCAAGAACCGGCTCAGGAAACTCTTACCGTCGCCACTGTCGTTGTCGGAATCCCGCATCTGCCGCATGGACCCAACGACCCGCTTAGCGGCGTTGGCTGCTGCCATACCTACTCGGGTGAACTTGTTCGACCCAGGATCGTTGATAGCGTTTCGAGTGGACTCTCGAATGCCTTGCATCGACTTTCGGACACTGTCCCTGGCGTGCTCCGCGTTGGTGCGTAGCACCCGCATAGACGCACCTGCACGGCCCATCTCGGGGTTCGCTTGCCGCATCCACCTGACAGAGTCACGGAACGCCGATGGGAAGTCCCGTAGCGATCCCTTCGTCTCGTCACTGGTTCGCCGCAAGCCCCGCAACGAGTTCCGTAGGGGGTCAATGTGCTGTCGTGCATTCTCACCAAGCACCCGGAAGCCAGCGGCTGTACGGGACAGATCAGGGTGACTCTGGCGCATCCAACGAACGGAATCGTTGTACGCCTGGGTAAAGTCGCGTAGGTTGCGGAGAGCAGACCCGGACGACCGGTCAACATCTCCGAAGATCCCGCTGCGGATACCCTTACGGTCCACGTTGGCATCTACGTCTACGCTGGCACGCATACCCTTCGTGGCTGCTGCCACACGAGCTCGAAAGCCCGCCATATTGGGGACTACGTCAACCTCGGCCTTTAGGCCCTTGGTCTCCTTCTCTAGTCCCTTTTTCAGATCCTCACGGAACTTGTCGAGGTTGGGTACGACTCGGATTGAGACGCGCCCGACCTCCACTCCTCCTGCGCCAGCCACTAATTGGCTCCCTTCGTTACTCGCGCTGCGTGCGCTGCTGCGAGCGCCGCGAAGGCACTCGGACCCTTCCGGGCTTCCTTGCGCTTGCGCTGCTCGCGGTCTTCTGAATCAGGGGTCTCCACCATCGGTGGCTCGGATAGGCGCTTCTTGGAATTGACCTGTGCGGTAATGAATCCGACCTCTCGGGTGGCATTCACACTCGCTGCGGCCAGGTACGTCCGAACGTCCCAGCCTCGGTACTTCTGCCCACCACGTTGTTCCGCGACGTACGCGGAATCCGTTGGGAGAAACCGGATCAACTCCAAGATGTAACGGGGGGTATACAGGGGGAACTCCGCAACAGCGTCACGGAGATCCACCCCATAGAACAGCCGAAGATCGGCTACCAACGCCCCGCCATGCTCGTCAATGAGCTTGGCGAGGGTCAGGCTTCCCCCACCTGTGCCTCCGCCTGCCACTTGCTGAACACGGACATGGTCAGAGCGGCATCGCCGTCGAGGGCGTCAACCAGCTTCTTGCCCTTACCGTCCTTGACGATGACCGTCAGAACCTCGCGGATGACCTCCAGCGACCGCTTCACGGCCTCGGCATCCTCGGCGGAATCTCCGTCGTCCTCAAACTCAGCGAGCAAGTCCAAGACAGCATTACGCTCAGTCTCTCCACAACGGAGGACGTTTCGGAGGACGAGATCCTCACCGTCAACGCGGATAACGACAGGAGCGAACTCCTTGTCGAGATCGGCACGGAGCTGATCCAGGGAGTACGTGTTCGACATGGCAGACCTACTTTCGATTTTAGGTGGGGCGGACCTTTGGATTGATGACCCTGGGACGTGGCCGGTCCGCCAAGATGAACCACGCCCCAGGGGTGACTATTGTCAAGTAAGAATCAGGCCACTACGGGCGTGATCCACTCGAACAGGTGGTTGCCAGGGTGCTTGATGAACGTCGCACGCACAGGCAGGGTGCCGAACTCGTCGGTAGCGAGCGAGATCGACTCGTCGCGCCGGATGGATGCCTTCGCGGCACGGAAGCCGACACGAAGGTCACCATCGACAATGAGCATGAACAGAGCACGCTCAACCGGCTTGATGACAGACGAATCCACGCCGAAGACGCCGTCCACAGTGGAAGCGTTATCGCCGTAGTAGAACTGGAAGCCCGAAGCATCGAACTGCGCCAGCTTCATGGTCATGTAGTCATACGGGGTGTCCGTGTTGACCTCTCGAAGACCAGTGCGCTGCCAGGTGTTACGAACCTCGGTGTCGCCACCCTCGAAGCCGAGCTCAGGAAGGTCACCCTCGGAAGTGTGACCGATCGGAGTCCAACCGTTGGTGACAGCGGTCTCGGTGACCGTGACTTCGCCGGCATCGGTCAGCGAGGACTCGACAGTCAGCGAAACGCTCTTACCCTGGAGCTTGCCGATGAAAGCAACCTCCACACCGGCAGTAGCCAGAGGGCCACCGGTAAGGGCTACGTTGCCACTACCAACCACAGCGCCGAGCGCCGCTTCGATAGCGCCCAGATCCGCCGAAAGCGGAAGGGCAGCAACCGGCTTGGAATCAACGGTCAGGGTGTAAGTGCCACCGGTCGGGGAACCGGTCACAGCGAGTGTGTACTGGTGAGCACCGAACGTGTCAGGCTCCAGGTCCGCAACCTGGGCCGGGGTCGGACGGGAAGTACCCGTGGGACCGACGAAAATGTAACCACGCGCTGCGGTGAGGACAGCGTTATCGTTAAAGCTCATGGAATCTCCTAGCTTGTTCGCAGAGGACGGATACCGAGCCGAATAAGCCCCTGCACTCGCCATGTGTCGATGAAGAGTGAGGAGAACTGGGTCATGCCCATCGTCTCGGTGATATTGGTGATGTAGCCGGCAGGAGTCAGGATCTGTTTCCGCTGTGCTGTGTAGAGCACGTCGAGAGCCTCTGAATAGAGCTCCTCGGTTTCGATCAGACCTTCGTCCGTGTAGGCCGTTAGCTCGACCACAGGGTGATCAAGTTTGTTAGGGAAGTTCCCATCTCGGGTACCGCCGATGCGTCGAACATTCACCATCGGGTAAGTACGGTGGTCAATGTCGTCAATCCAGGATCGGACAGCTACACCAGGACCAAGGCCCTCTCGAAGTATCGGGAGGATTACCTGTTGGAACCGGGGGACCGACTTAGCCGCCATAGGCAGCTCGACTCAGAATGTGCAATCCGTTGACCCACTCTGTGTCACTGCCGGCGTACTTACCGCCGACAACGTGACCGAGTTCGATCGCCAAAGCTGCTTCGTCTTCGAGGTTCACGAAAGCGTCAACATCACCGCTGGTGGTCGTGATCTTCGCGGCACCAGTCCTACGGTGCATCGAGAGCAGAGCTTCTGCCCTGCCTCCGATCTTCTCTGCCTCGGCACGGGTTGCGGCCTTCATACCCTTCTGTCGGACGACCTTTCGGTGAACCTCACGTTCGCCGTATAGCCTCACAGCCATTAAGACCTCCGTAGTGAGTAGTCGTTGTGTCTGGTTCGGTCGGAGCCGTTGTACGGCTTCGCATCACCGAAGACAGCGAATCGCTGGCCTTTCCAGATGACTTCCGACTGTGCCTGCGGAACGAGCTTGCAAGAGCGTGGGAGTCGCATACGGAACACCTGTTCCGACTCGTAACCCTCGTTGTCCTGTTCTGCTCGACGGGCTGATGTACCCGACTGGCCGACAGGCTGGAGTGAGACGTTGTCAACCCGGATTGGGGTCTTGGAAGGACGGGACCGCTTGTTGCCGTCCCGGTCCTCAACCACTTCCTCCATGTAGATGAATACGGTCTCTCGACCGCGATCAAGAAGGCTCACGTTCGGCTCCCAGGCAAGTTGAAAGACTGGTGGATCATGAACACCTTCGGGCGAACTCCCAAGAGCTCCCACTCATCCCGGAGGATCGTGAGGTTGCCGCGAGCCGCGTCCTGGCTGAGCATGTACGTGTAGTTGCCGTCCGTTTCCTGCACGAACCCATCAGGGTTACGCACAAGGCGTAGAACAGCATCCGAGCAAACCTGGACCACATTGGCTTCCAGGATCGTGCCGGCTACAACTTGGTCATCCAGATCAGGGATACGCGACCGGATACGGTTCTCGGCGTCCGTGAGACGAGCCAGCACCAGTGCCGACTCTTCCTCGGTCAGATCCCGAGCGAACCGGACCGCCACGTCTTCGACAGTCGCGTACGCCATGATTACTCCTCGGTGGGTTCAGCCACAGGCTCTGCGACAGGCTCTGCCGGTGCGGCCTTCTTCGCTGGAGCCCTACGAGCGGGCTTCTTCGGTTCCTCGGCAGGCTCCTCGGTCACGTCAGTCCAAAGACCGGTTGCCTTGAGCTTGACTGCGAGTTCTTCGCTGACGGAAGCGATTCCGCCGTTTGTCTTGTTACGAATCTCGGGCATGTGCCCTCCTTTCTATGACCAAGACAGGGGCAGGACCGAAGCCCCACCCCTGTCTATTGTCAAGTCAGAATCAGGGGAGCTTGACGCCCTTGGTCAGCTTGGCGAACGACTCCACGTCGTGGACGTGGATAGCGAACTCAGCCTCGCAACGGACAGCGACAAGGTTGTGCTCCCACAGCGAAACGAGTTCGCCGTCGAGGGTCAGCGTTGCCTGATCCGAAACGTCGTAGCTGATGCCACCGATCTGGCCCCAGAGAACCTTGCTCCAGTCACCGGCATAGCCGATGGTCTCGGGAGCGGCCTGGGTCGCAGCGGTACCAACGCGGTCCGCGAACAGGGCGGGACGCGAGAGGATGCGGCCACGACGCATAAGGTCGTTGGTCTCGGTGTAGTTGGCATCCAGGAACAGCGGACGGTTGTTCTTGTCCGTCGCACCGTTGATGAGCGGCTCAGCCTTCTCATCCAAGAGGAAGCCGCTCAGACGCTTACCGTCTTCGACCAGAACCTCGAGCGAGTTGTTGAACGCATCGTAGGTCGTAGCCGGATCAGCCGGGGTAAGGCTGACAGCCTTGGTGGACTGGTCGATGTACGCACCGAACGGGGTGTTCGTACCATGGAAACCGGCGTTGTCGAAGGCAACCGCGAATGCTTCCGCGACCTTCTCCTTCATGGTCTCGATGTAACCCTCGGGGTTAGCTCGCACGACCTCAGAGCTCATGGCGAAAATCGTGGCAATCTTGGCCGGCTGAACACCGAACATGTCGAAGCCGCCCTTGGTGAGGGGCTTCTTGCCACCTTCTGCGGTCCACGCAGCGGTGACTTCACCATCCCAGTACGGAACGGTTACGCCGGTCGGACCCATGTCGATCTTGCGGGCGAGCTGCTGGAGGACAGAGCGACGTGCAACTTCCTCGAAGATCGGCTTGGAACGGGTGGGGTCGAGGAAGCCAGCGAAATCGGAAGTCTGTGCAACCTGAGTAGAAAGTGCCATTTGTGTATCTCCTTACTTAGCGCCGACCATCTTCTTGATCGAGTCAAGAAGCGGATCACCGTTGAGGGGCAGGGGGTTGGAATTGCCGGAACCCTGTGACGGGTCCGTAGCGGGGGTTTTTGCGGGCTTCTTGTCTCCGAACAACTTTCGGACCTCGTCCGCATGGGAGCGGATCTGGTCTTCGTCGTCGCCCTTGAGCAACTCAGCGAAGCCAATAGCCCGCTCACCGTCGATACCGACAGCTAGAGCGGCCTTGAGCTTGGTCACCTCCAGCCGTGCAGAATCACGTTCGGTCTCGGCAGTCGAAACCTTCCCGTTCAGTTCCGCGATAGCGGCGGTGTGCTCGTCAGCAAGTGCGGCCTTGGCCGTATCAACTGCGGACTGCTTTTCGGTCCGATGCTGGGCAGCTTCGGCACGGGTATTGCTGATGAGATCCTGAGCCCACTGGGGGAGGTCTTCTACCTTCTGGGCTTCGGCTTCGGGGGTGTTCTCACTCAATGTGTTTCGTCTCCTGGACGTGTCGGGTCCGCCTGGGACCGTCTTGATGGTTATGCGGCACGAAGGCCGGTGCCGAACTCCGAGAAGTCGAGCTTCTCGACGTGGCGGCGGAAGGCGTTGAGCGCATCCTTGCCCGAGTAGCCGTAAGTTGAGTCCTTCCACATCTGTTCTGCGCGAAGGTAATCGTCACGACCGGGCCAATCGGACAGCTTGAACACCGGTACGGTCTTGCAATCGCAACCGGGGTGCCACTGGTCCATGTACTCGGATACGTCCAGGTCTCCCTGGAGCGCCTTTATGGCATCGGAATTACCGAGCCGTAGGCCGGCAGCCTCGGCAGACCTGTATACGGGTCCGCGAGAAACCAGCATCAGGCAGAATCCGCAAGTCTCTCGACCTGTCGGGACTCGTGCCCATCCGCGAACGAACGACCGGACATTGGAACTGCCTGAGTTCCTTGGTGTCTCAGTGGGACGCTCGTCCACGATCTGAACCTCCTTGGTCTCCAGTAGGGAGTCCAGGTAGGGGTCCGGCTGCTCAACCGCACCAATGATGGTGCGTCGGCCACCGTTCTCGACTGTCCGGGCGATGCGGTAAAGCACCTGCCCGAAGTCGTAATCAGTTGCGCCTTCGCGTAAGAACCGGCTCCTGGCCGGCTCCATGTCTCGGACGAACTGCTGAAAACCGTATGTAGCAAGGTTCACCGGAGTACGGGGAGCGCCGGGTACTGCAAGCTCGCGCTGAGTGTCATAGAACTCACGGGCGATACCTCCAGCCTCCCAACGCGCTTCGTAGACTGCGGGGAAAATGGCATCCAGTACGGCAAGCCATTCTTGGTCACCGAGCTTGGGAGCTCGGAACACGTTGAACAGTGAGGTTGCACGGCTAACCACTCCAGCGACGATTGCCGCTATACCAGCGGCGTACGCCTCGGGGGTCACGCTACTTTCTCCTCACTGTTCTTGTCGGTCTTGTCTTTGTCGTCAACGGGGGGCTCATCGCCTGTCTCCGCTGCGAGTTCGCTGTTTTGCTTGTCGTCGTACATGCCCATGACCCGAGCCATTGGGGTCTGCTCGTCCCAGAGCTCCATCTGCCGGCGAGCGGCATCGGAGTAGCCCATGTCGATGCGAGCCTGTTGGACTGGGATGATTCCCTGGCCGCCCGCGTAGAGCTTCATGACGCCGTCTGCCTTGGCCTGGTAGGTCGGAGTGGACGGATCACGCCAGAGCGATTCCAGACGGAACGCTTCGGACGGGATCTTCCCCTTCATCACCAGAAGAGCAACTCGGGCAACCTCTTCCCATGCATCACCGAACACAAGGGTCTTGCCCTCTGCGTTGCGGACGAGACGGGACTCGGACGACTTAATCGCCTCTGCGGAAGCCGGATTGTCAGTAGCCGTAGACAGGTACTGCGGCGGCAGGCCGGTGTAAGCGGCTGCCAGCTTGAGCAACGCGCTCATGCCGTCCACGAAGTTCCGAAGCTCAGCGGCAGCGAACTGCTGCGCCTTACCCTCGGGATTCTCAATGGCGATCATGGAGGCCATGTAGGTCTCCAGCACCGCGTGACGGTCACCAGGATCAGCCTGGAGAGCATCCTGGGCAACACCGAACAAGATCCGCTGCGGAACAGCGAGAAGCTCGGATGCAACCTGGAGATTCATGACCAAGCGGGCCATAGCGTCTGTGACAGAGCGAATCTCGGGAGTAATCTCCGTGGTACCGATCAGGTCGGATAGCCGGCCACGGTTCGCCAGGGGGATCACAGGAACCACACCCAGGTTGTGCGTAATCGGACTCTCATGAGTCCAACCAGCTTCTCCGTTGGTGAAGATCACCGTCTGGTTCGGCAGATAGAGCGTGGCAGCAAGCTCGTTGTCCTCGTCATCCTTGACGATTCGGAGAGCTCGTGTGACGCGCCGCGTCCTCGGGTCAATCTCAGCATTCAGTGCTGTAGGCGACTCCACTCGGATAATCGGCACTTCTGGGTCAGCCAGCGGGTCTTCCGGGTCAGGTGCTGCGACAGTGACATACGCTCTGCCGTAGATAAACGCCTCGATGTGCCCGAGACGGCTTTCCACGTCCAGATTGTTTGCCTGCCACCAGTTCCAAAGCTCCTCGTCGGAGCCCTCGGCCTCGGCCATGCGGAACCCCTCCATCTGGAGACGGTCCGCCAGCGAGTTCACGTAGATCCGGGGAATGCCCATCTGGGCTAGGAGTGTGCGAAGCTCGTTCGGGACAGCAACGCCAATCGCTGTGTCCCGCTCGGATGCCTCGTAATACGAAAGGTCTTCGGCGTACGTAGACTGAGATCCGTCGAAAACTTCCTTCGCTTCCGAGAAATGCGTTTCTACGTCCTTCGTATCTTCGACAGGACTTGTCATCGGTACACCACCACCTTTCTGGAATGGTTCTTCTTGCTCATCAGGAACTCCTGCCTCGCGCCGTAAGCGAGCACGGCACAGACAGCCGCGTCGATCTTCCGGCTGGAGTCCTTGCTGGCCTTACGAATCGAAATGGCGTCGTAGGTTGTCGGGTGCCGGTGTGCGTTGAGCACATACCAGCGGAGTGTCTTGTTGCCGTCGTGGATCAGTTCTTGCTCCAGGACCGCGTCCAAGAACCGTTCGCAGTCGAACGCGAACTTCTTGACCTGGCCGCGCATATCGAATGCGACCGGGTTGTTCGGGGAGGCGTTGATCTTGAGCTGGCGCTTGAAATCTCGGCCCCACTGGTCGATGTACGCCTCGAACTCACGAACGTCTGCTCGGAATGCGACTACGTCGTACCGCTTGAACGCCGAACGCACTGCTGCGTCTACGTCTTCACGGGGAACCTCACCGTTCGGGTACCGAACTGGATCCCAGACATTCAGCAAGAACAGGGCACCGTCTTCGACTCGGCACGCCACCAAGGCGCTGTGGTCGGAGGACTTCGAGCCGTCGAAGCCCATCGTGATCCGATCGCCCTCTTCGAGCTTGACCGCTTGCTGGCAGCGATCCCAACCGTTGGGCGAGATCCATGCATCCTCAGTCGCATTGACCTGATTGAGGAACTTGCGACGAGACTCTGTAACAGGACGACGAACGTCCAGCATGGACGCAATGATCGTGTCCAGATCCAGCCATACAGCATCACCACGAGCGGTCAAAAGACCGTCGTAGAGCATCTGGAGGCCAGTCTCGTAGCCCTCCTTGTCGTCTGTCGGAGAGGGAATCTCGGACAGCGGAGTGTCGGGAGGTGCTTCCAGCGAGTCATAGAGCAGACCGGTGTCGATCGCCTTGCCGGCCAGAACGTCGTTGTACGCCTGGTAATCACGCTCTGCGTCTGAATCCTGACCAGGAACGTGGGCGTTGCAGATGGACAACGAGCGGCAGCCGCCGTACGCGGCCTTATCGACGTTACCGGCGATGACCTCGGACATGGAGTGCCCGTCGTTGGACTCAACCCACCACTGGGTCTCGTTCTTGACGACGAACGTCGGTCGCTTGCCTTCGAGCGCCAGCGGGGAGCTCGTGACGCCTTCGATCATCCCACCGGCTTTGGAGTAGATGATCGTCTTGTTCAGATCCAGCCCGTAGGTCTCTCGCATCTTGTCGGAGACCAAGGCTGGGAAGAGTGTGAATGTGTTGCGGGTCTGATCCTGGGAAACGGCTGCGATCTGAATCCAGGCACTCGGGCGGGTCTTGCCGACCGGCTCTCCAGTGAGAGGGTGCCAATGGGAGAACGCAACTGGGCCACAGAGTTCGGCCAGCGCCATAGCGCCGACCAACGGGTCTTTGCCCCACCCCTTCAATCGTCGGAGCAAACCAGACCTGTAGATGAACCGGCCTTCTTCGTCTACCGCGTACCACCAGACAAGGAATCTGGCCTGCTCCAACGTCGGGAGGAACGGATCACCCGCCTGTGGACCGCCTGGCTGCCTCGCATATTCCGCTAGCCAGTTGATTACGCCCCAACCAAGCGAGTGATCCGGGAGCCAGAAGCTCCCGTCCTCGTACCTACGCCATGTAGGCCCGCATACGTGAGGTGGAGCCGGTAGGAGTCCCTCTGGTTCTACTACCACCGTTCCACCTCCTGTCTATTGTCAAGTACCGGTCATCCGATACTTCGTGGGTCGAAAAATCCTTCGATTTTGAGCGCCACGCCGATCACGGCGAGAGCATCTGCGATGGTTCGGTTTCCGAGCTGCGGCCAACCGTTGTACTGGCCGGCATCGCGGGCACCTTGGCCGCAAGCCTGCTCACGGAGATCCTTCACGTCCGAACCGATCGGATTCGTGACACGAACGTCGATGTAGTCCTTGATTTCCTGCACTGCGCTCATGGAAAGCTCCTGTCCGCTGAACAGTTCGTCAAGTTCAGCCTCTGTGCCTCGGAAGGCGTTTACGTCGATCAACTTGCCGGCGACCATCGCCGTCTCCGAGAACTGGAGGATGCTCACGGGCTTACCGCCCATGTCGGACCATGCCTCGGCCTTCTCACCGTGTTGCGTGTAGAGGTTGGATGCGTAGTCCACGCCTCGTGCGTAGTGGGAGTTCCAGATCGGAACCGGCAGCCCCGAAAGATCCGGGCTGCCCATGTGATCCCGCCAGTACCACCGGGGGATGTAGATCGGCAGTAGCCGGAATCCGAGATCCTGGTACGCACGGACTCGGTTACACAGGTCGTCTCCGCTGCCACCGTTCGTGGTGTCTTCGTAGTCGATCTGGACTGGCACCGAAGTGTCACCGCCGACTGCGTCGTAGAAGTACCGTGCCTCGGTTACGGGGTCAGTGTTGGTGCGGCAGAACACGTAACCGCCCCAGCGACCTGGGAAGTGCTTCTCCATCTCCTGGCGAGCGCGAGCCCAGTACGGGTCGCGGTAGCCGGTAGCCTCTGTCACCTTGTGAGTGGCGAACACGAAGCCCTCGGCCTTCGCGGCAGCGAAGTCGAAGTTGCCCTGGTGGTTGGAAACGTCGATACCCCAGATCGGCTCACCGGTGGACGGCTTGGGAGCCGCCACGGCTTCACCAGGGAAGCCGGCAGATGCCAGCCAGACCTCTGGGTCGATACGGACACTGTTGTATCCGCGTTCCCAGACCGTGATGTGCAGGTGGGGTCCAGTGGACTGTCCGTTGCTGCCGATATAACCGATCAGTTGGCCGGCCTCGACGTGGTCACCGACCGAAAGGCCGGTAGCTCGGGCGTTCCACATGTGGCCGTACTCAACACAGCCGCTGCCTTCGTCATCGGACGAGTCGATAACCAGCCACTGGCCGTAACCAGTTGCAGAGCCGATGAACTGAACCGTACCGGCCTGGCAGGCGTAGAACGGAGTACCGTCCGGGGCTGCGAGATCAAGACCGGAATGCTGGGCTCCCCATCGGGGACCGAAACCGGAAGTGAGTTCGTATCCGTCGCGGGGGAGCGGCCAAAGTCGCTGTGCCATATCTACCTTTCTGTTGCAGGCCCGGAGGGACTCGAACCCCCAACCACCGGCTTTGGAGACCGGGGCTCTATCCAATTGAGCTACGTGCCCTAGATCCGGCCCGCTCCCGAAGGGCGGGCCGAACGATTGTCGGGTTGGCAGGACTCGAACCTGCGCGAATGCGTGCCACGTCTGACACCGCTCTACCGCTGAGCTACAACCCGTTTGCCTAACTTGCTCACGTAGAAGGACTCGAACCTTCAACCCCCGCCTTAACAGTGCGTTGCTCTGCCGATTGAGCTATACGTGAATGGAACTGCCCCAGTGGGGGAGCTGCGCGGAGAGGTACGCGCTCAACCCCACCGGGGACAGGTCACTGTGCTGCCTGCATCTTCTCTCGGAACATGCTGGCAATGTCGAGCACCTGGCCTTCTGCGGCGGTACGCTCGATCTCCAGTCGGACGCGCCTACGAGAACCTTCCGAAACCAGTAGGTCGGTGAATGCTGCGTTCACCGCCGTCAGGAGCTGAGCTGACGGTCTACCGGACTTAACTAGCTGGTCTGCGAAGTGGAGAGTGAACCTCGCAAACTGCCAGTCAGACGGTTCGTAGTAACGGGACTGGGCCGAATCCTTTAGGGATTCGTACATATCAACGATCATCGGATGCGGGTCAGAGAGTCCCAAGTCGGGAATCCTGAACGTACCGATCGCTTCAACCTTCTCGATCGGACCTTCATCCTGATTACGCCGAACGCGCTCTTCTGAACGCTTCGGCACGGGACCACGAGAGCCCATACAAACCTCCTGGGGGTTAGGTAGGGGCTCCTGGCCCGCTACATGCGGCCAGGGTGTCGTTCGGTTGGTCTGAGTCTCCTGGCTCGTAACTCCGACCGCCGAGCGTGACCTTCGGCGGACGACTTACGGGAATGGCAATGCGAGCAGACGGCTCGCAGATTGGCAGGCGAGTGGTTATCGCCTGGGTTGATGTGGTCAACCTCGGTTGCGTCTGTGGTGCAACCGGGCAACCGGATCTGGCATCTCCGACGATCCCTCGTGAGGATCGTTCGGCGGATGGTGTTCCAGTTGGGTGGTAGACGGGACTTGCGATCGGATGAGATCCAACTCAATCCGATCACCCCTTCTATAGAGCGCACTCCAGGTGCGCTCCTATGAATGGCCGGCTTGGAGGCCGGCCTTCTAGTTTCTATCCAAGGGGCTCACTTGGGGTGAGCCCTTAGAAGCCCTTCCATCAGAAGGGCATTCGGTCGTCAGTCGGTCGCTGCGGAGCTACGCTCCTTGCTCCCTCCTTCCTCCCTCATAAGAACAATGGGCGGGATTCTCGGAGTTCCGCGGCATGGACTCCCCTAATTGTGATGAGCTTCACACTTATGGGGACAGGATCTCCAAATCCTGGCCCGGATTGGGTAATCTGCCGGTGTGAACGACGCTGTATACATGGCCGGCTACGTCATTGGACTTGCGCTGGTGTTCCTCGGGTGTGCGCTGGCCGGCTGGGCAGTGCTCAAGTTGTTCAAGGCCGCATGGCTCAAGCTCGTGCGCCGAGAGAGTGCGGAGGCGAAGCGTCTGCGTAAACTCGCAGAACGCGCCGAGATGCAGAACCAGATGTACCTCGCCGGCAGCCCGCTCGGTCTTTACGGCGATTACCAGCCCGCTCGTATGGATCGGTAGCACTTATACCAGTGGCCCCCTGTTAGTCGCTCAGCGTGGCTCTCAGGGGGTCTTTTGTGTGTGTTTCGCCAGGTCGCTCAGAATCCGTGGACCTGTAACCCGTACAGGACCAGGCAGGCGCT